ACGACAAAAGGTGTAAAAACCCCAGATCACGGAATTACCGATTACTTAAGAGGATTCCCTTTCCACACAACTGTTGCAGGCCGTTTTGATGAGCTTACTGGACTACCCGTCGGCTCCGAATATTCATGGGTCTTTTCCCTCGATGATGTTCGACTTAACACCTTGACCGGCGACGGCGAATGGGTATCCGGCTCTAGGGCAGACGGTACAAGTGTGACAGCAGTTAGCTCAAGCTACAAGAAAGTTCTTGATTCTCACGATAGATTCTGGACGGTTATGGCAGGCGGCCATGATGGTTACGATATTACAGAGGCTGAACCATTGCGAAATTCACAATGGACCGCTGGTAGTACCACTAAATATTCCCACTATGCTTATAACACTGTAGACCGCGCAATTCAAACTGTTGCAGACGCAGATGTCGTCGAGTACAACATACTTACGGTACCGGGAGTGACGAACACTGATATCACTGATCGTGTCCTAGAAGTAGCAGAGGAGAGAGCAGACGCCTTAGCGATAATTGACTTGCCAGACGTCTTCACGCCCTCAACAGAAAATACTGAGTCTTTCAGTACTAATTTAGGGACCGTAGACAGTGTAGTTTCTGCAATTCAAACCAGAGACCTAAATACTAGTTACGGCTGTACTTACTATCCATGGGTTCAGATCAAGGATACTAGAACAAATGTCCTCGTATACTCACCTCCTTCTGTTGTGGCACTGGGTACTATGGCTAGCTCAGAAGCGGTTTCTGAACTTTGGTTCGCCCCTGCCGGCTTCAACCGTGGCGGCTTGACAGAAGGCTCAGCAGGCCTGCCAGTTGTCTCGGTATCTGAACGTCTGACTCAAAAACAAAGAGATAAGCTTTACGAGAACAACATTAATCCAATTGCTAGATTCCCTTCCGAAGGTATCGTTATCTTTGGACAGAAAACACTTCAGGCGACTGATTCCGCTCTAGACCGTATTAACGTGCGGCGCCTGTTGGTCTACTTGAAGAAAGAAGTCTCTAGAATGTCAACTCAAGTTCTGTTCGACAACAATGTCCCAGCTACTTGGACGAGATTTACAAGCATGGTCAATCCATTCTTGCAAAGCGTAAAATCTAGATTTGGACTTACTGATTATAGAGTCATCTTAGATGAAACAACCACAACACCTGATTTGGTAGATAGAAATATTATGTACGCTAAAATATACCTTAAACCAGCAAGATCTATAGAATTCATCGCGCTTGATTTTATTATTACTAAATCTGGTGCTTCTTTCGAAGACTAAATGGATAAATTGATTATTAGATACTATTTACAGTATAAGAGGAGAATAAATTAAATGGCATTTTGGACTAGCGCAACTGGAAGAGATCCGAAGAGAGCTTATAGGTTTACCGTGGACATGGCACCCGGCGGTGGTACCGCTGTACAGTGGTTTGTCAAGAAAGTCGGTAAACCAGCAGTTACTGTTTCGGAATCATCACATACTTATTTGAATCACACATTTTATTACCCCGGTCGAGTTTCATGGAATACTATTAATATGACTTTAGTTGATCCTGTTTCTCCCGATGCAGCTGCAATCTTCATGACTTACTTGCAAGATTCGGGTTACTCTCCACCGGGAGACGAAAACGCAGTTACAACTATTTCTAAGAGAAAAGCAACTCAATCCGCCGACGGTGGGCTGGGAGAAGTTAAAATCAACCAGATTGATGGAGATGGCTATATTATTGAGCAATGGTTACTTCACAACGCTTGGGTTAAAAGCATTTCTCTAGATGACTTAGATTACGAGTCCGATGCTTTAGCCAATGTTAACTTAGAAATTAGATATGATTGGGCTGAGTGTACAGTTCATGGCCCGACAGACGCTACCGAAGCTGCTACCGAAGCTGCTCTGACTGGAGAAGCTATCTTCGGCACAGTTACTGGTACCGGCGTCCTCGGCGGCTAACATCAAGTTTATTATTTTAGAGGTGTATATTGAGTAGAAATAACGCAGACCGCATGGGGGTCAAAGACATGAATGTCGACACCCCAGCACCACCGGATGCATCTTTTTCTTTTGCAACACCCACGGAAATCGTTGAATTGCCAACGAAAGGAAGGTACTACCCAGAAGGGCATCCTCTCCGTGGTGTGGAAGAAGTAGAGATTCGGTTTATGACAGCAAAAGATGAGGATATTCTGACATCCAAAACTCTTCTGCGAAAAGGAATAGCAATTAGAAGATTTTTGCAAAGTGTTCTTGTTAACAAGAGCATTAAAGTCGATGATCTTTATGTTGGTGATAAAAACGCGATTTTGATTGCATCTAGGATCACTGGATACGGAGAGGAGTATGATATTAACGTAACATGCCCATCTTGTGGCGTCTCTGAGAAGAGTGCATTTAACTTGGACACATTAGAACCATATTATGGTGACAATTTAGACGAGAATATGCAAGTCACCGAGAACGGAACGTTCCTTATATCATTGCCAGTTAGTAAGGTTAACCTTGAAGTTCGCCTAATGACAAGCAGGGACGAAGATTACCTAGTTGCTTTAGCAGAAAACAAAAGAAAGAAAAACCTACCAGAAACAAATCTAACAGACCAACTAACAAGAATGATGGTCTCAGTCAACGGCGATAATTCAGCATCATCTATATCTAAATTTATAAATGCGATGCCGGCCAAGGACTCAAGATACTTAAGGCAGAATTATTTTAAGATTGTTCCAGATATTGATATGACGCATGATTTTACATGTACATCTTGCGGCTTTGGGCAGGAACTGGGGGTTCCGCTGACTGCGGAATTTTTTTGGCCTAGATGATATATATATTAAATCAGTATATGAAGAATTTTTTGCATTAAAATATTACGGTGGCTGGAGTTTTACAGAGGCTTATAATTTACCAATACTGTTAAGAAGGTGGTTTTTAGAGCGTCTGCTAAAACAAAAAGAAGACGAAAACGAGGCTATGGAAAAAGCTTCCGAAAAAGCAAAAAATCAACACTCTCGTTAAGCCGAAGACAAGCTCTTCGGCTTTATTTTTATATGACAACTATTTAGTTAAAGAGGCCCGGAGGTTTATAGTATGAATACAAGTTTAAACGAAGACAAGCTTACTGAAATCGTGATAGATTTTAGTGAAATAAGACAGAATAAGCTTAATGAAAGCTTTATGTCTATGTTCGGGTTCTGGGTAAAAGAAATTTTACAGAGAATGTTCGGAGGGTCTAACATACCCGTATCAGTCAAAGGAGATCCGGTTGAAGTCAACGCTTTTGCAAAAGCTCTGGGTAGTGAAAAACGATATATCGAGACTGCTAAGATGTACGGTCTAGATAACCCCAAGACATATAAAAACAAAGCAAAACTGGACTCAGCCGTTAGATCTTTTGAAAATTCCACTGGAATTAAATGGCCGTTTGTATAGGGGGATTAATTTATGGCGGATTTAGAAAGCACACTTAATGATCTAAGAAACCTAGGCACTGTAGCAGCTCCTGAAGCTATAGCAGCCGTTCAGGCGTTGTCCGACCAGATAGCCTTACTCGATCAGACAGCGGCCGGTTATAGTGCTACTTTAGGTGCAACACGACGAAGCCTAAGCGAGCTTGTAAAAACGGAAGATCAGCGTAGAACACTAGGCGCTCAAGCAGTTGAAAACATAGAAAGACAAATTCAGCTTTTAGGGGAATTAAAGGCTAAGATTTTTGAATTAAATTCAGCCTATGACACCCAGAAAGAGCGCATCCGCGGCCTAATGGGTATAAATAGTGCTTGGAAGACATCAACAACTGGGGTTATGGCTAAGATCATGGCTGAAGGCAAGGGTGTAGGTGCCGCATTTGCTTCCATTACAAGTGAAATGAAAGGAGCAGTAAGTGGAGCGGAATACTTAACCTCTACCTTCATGAAGTTTCAAGAACTTGGCGGCGGTGCCCTCGCTGCTGTAACTAAAGGGTCTTATGATCTTATGAGAGGCGTCGACGATGCTAGTGTAGCCCTCGCGAGGACCACAGGCGCCAGTGGGCGATTTACAGCCATGATTCCAGATATGGAGTCTAGACTATACAAATTAGGCGTCACTGCTGAGATGTCCTCTCAAGCTGTTAATGCCCTATACTCTGGCATGTCTGGATTCACTCAGATGTCAGATAGGTCTAAGAGAGTTGTGGCAGATTCCACAGCTGTTTTACAAAAGATGGGCATTAGTTCCGAAGTTTCAGCTAGAAACTTAGATATTCTGAATCGTTCAATGGGAATGTCCGGACCGATGGCCGCCGACATGAACCAACAATTATTTGCCGCCGCCCAAAATATAGGTATTAGCACCTCAAAGATGCTTGGAGACTTCGGCTCCATCGGTCCACAACTTATCAAATTTGGCCAAGAGGCAACCAGAGTTTATATCAACCTGCAATCAGTTGCAAAAAACACTGGTGTTGAGATAAATCGACTCCTATCGATAACACAACAATTCGATAAATTTGACACAGCTGCTGAATCAGTGGGTCGGCTTAACGCAATACTCGGCGGCCCATATTTAAATACTATCCAGATGGTTATGTCAACTGACCCAACCCAGAGACTTCAAATGATGACCCGCGCTGTCAAAGACGCCGGCATGAATTTTGATAGTATGAGTTATTATATGAGACAAGCCACAGCGAGCGCGATGGGTCTGCAAGACGTAAACGAATTAGCGATGTTAATGAGAGGTAGAATAGACCTATTGGGTTCTTCAACAATGCAGAGCAGTCAAGATATCGAACGGATGATGGAACAAACACAAAGATTTAATTCTGTGGCCGACATGATGTCACAGACTTTGCGCATAATAGCTATAGAATTGGGCCCACTGGTCGAGAAGATCAGAGATTTGGCCCTTGCTGCTCAAGAGAACCGAGGAATTATTATTGGTCTAACAGGCGCCCTAGCCGGCTTAAAGATAGCGAATATGGCTGCTACCTCAATAGCCATGGCCTCAGCGGCAATGACTGCAATGGGCGCCGCCGCAACCAGCGCCATGGGCCCACTTATGATGTTAGCGGGCCCAGCAGTACTTGGCGCCCTTGCCTTCACTATCTTACATAAAAGAAATTCTCCGACTTTGCTTGAAGGTACTCAAATGTTCG